AAATCACTATTTAACGTAGAAATATCTGATTGTATTTTACTTATACTATCTTCTATATTTCCAATCCCTAATTTAGTTTTTATCAGAGACACGATCGTTGACCACTTAACCTTACTGGCGGTACTCCCACCAGTAAGCATGTAATCATCATCTGATATTGTCTTTTTCTCTGTTAAATCCGATATATGTACTAAAGGTATATTGATTGCCATAACATCACTCCTTAATTCAACTTGTTTTCTCTGACGTAGCTTCTGATAGCATCAATGTGCTTTTTAAGTTCTTTATCTACTACCCAGAAATTTTCTTTTTTATTCTGTGACAATGGTTCTCCTGTGTTATCGTCAATCTCATTGTATGTGTATGATACTCTGTCTCCACCGTCAATATTTAATACCATAAAGCTACTCAACTGTTTCATTTAACATTTCCTCCTGTTCTTTAATCAAATCGTTGATTTCTTCCATATATTCTTTCTCATAGTCAATCACTTCTTCTTTTTCTGAGTTATCGAATTTTTCAAGTCGTTCAAATTCGTAATCTTTCTGAATTGCTTTGATTTCCCACGAAAATTTAAGGTTTTCAGTGCCTCGAACGACAAAGTAACTATCGGTCTTTTCTTCTACCCATATATCGCCTTGCCCCTCTTTCTGCAAGAATACTTGGTACTCAACACCTGTGTTTACTGTCTCTGAAAATATATCGTTAATGTCTATGTAACATTTTCCTGTATTATCAGTACATCCAGAACCTATATCCCCAAAATATGGGGTTGCTGTTTCATAACAATACTGCTTTCTTGTATCGTAATTTTCTGTATCTATGATTCTGTTTTTTGTTCCTGCAACAGACAAACTTCCGCCAATAGTAACTGGCTGATAAAAACTTGATTTTTCTTTTCCAAAATGAAATTTATAATTACTTACCGACCCAAGATAAAGTGATTCATCCGTCATATGCATTGTTATGTCTGTTTGTACTGTAATTGGTCCACTGCTGTTATTTTTTAATACAATCTCATCTGGGGACAAAATCGCACATGCACCAGTTCCATCCTTGTTTTCAGATAAATATATACCACCGAACACGTCTGGTGTTATACACACATATGATATTGGCTTTTCTCCCATGCCTGATATATAATGCGTTACGACTATCCCTTTCGTGTTTATGTCAACAATTTCATTGTCATTTGCATCATAAACGTGCATTTGTCCATTACCGTACGTGTTTGCTTTTCCACCAAGATTTAATGTTCCACCTCTAGCATAAGTAAAGTTGATATACAACTTACCGTCAGACCCACGATAAATACCTTGCCATGCTCCGTCGTTGGTCAGCAGATTGAATATATCTTCGTGAGTCAGTGCATCTACGTCAATGGCTACTGGAATTGTCTCAATATCCAACACCTGTGAAAATCCACCTGCGGCATACATCGTACACCTTAACGCTGTAAGATTTCTTGAGATACCGATACCACTTGAACCGCTTGCAGTAACACCGCTTGAACCACTTGCTAGCACAGAGTACAGTGCATGGGTAATGTCAGTTTCATCTGAGGATGAAGTATAAACGGTCGTGTATGTATCTCCGTCCGTTGTTTCCTCAATCTTGAATCGACACTTATAAGCTGTACGTGCTGTTGCTGTACCGTCACGGTAGTAACCAGATAATGTAATGTAGTTCGGCACAATCGTGTTGTCCGCAGACATTTTCACGATACTTGACGATGTTTCCATGAAGTACGTTCTTCCTGCACTTCCTTGCGGACCAGTTGCTCCCGTATTCCCTTTTTCTCCCTGTGGTCCTGTTGCCCCTGTCTCTCCCTTGATTCTTGCCCAAGTGTAAGAACCAACCGTTGTAGGGTCTGCTTGGTTATAGTCGGTGCAAGTTCCGATATATGTTCCAACGTCCTCTCCCGAATTAGAAGTGAACGTCTTACCGCCATCGTTACTATACTTAACATGGAAATATGGTGTTTTACCGTCCGCACCTGCCTTACCTGCCGTTCCATTCGTTCCGTCATTGACAGTCTGTGTATGTGTTCCATTTTTATCTGTAATTGTGATGGTTGTTACTGTACCGCTTTTTGAAATTGATACTGTCGGAGATACACCGTCATTTCCTTTAGCTCCCTGCGGTCCAGTCGCTCCAACTTGTCCATTAAGAACTATTCCAGATGCAGTATAATATGCGGTAATACTTTTTGTAGCATCACTTCCTTTTGCAATAATTTCATATGCATTGCCCTTTTCTAATCCTTTCATACCGATAAAAAGATGAGTAACACGAGAACTTCCCCAAGTGTCGGTCATTGCAGAACCACATTCTATTAATGTGTTTCTGGCGGTTCGGGTTAATCCGCTTGCATTCGCAGTAAACAAACATATTATTTTTCCAGATGCTACTGCACTCAATGGGCTGTCTAATGCACTTGCTGTCGTATATGTATCATAACTTTTTATACTTTCTATAGCACCACTGGATGGATTGATAACTACTAATGTATGTCCTCTAGTTGGCATAAAATCATATTTAATTCCATTTATAAGAACATATGATGCATTTTTACTAATTCCTTGAACCGTATCATAATTAGTACCAGATACAGTAATATACGTTGCATTTTTACCGTCAGTTCCGTCTTTACCTGCAACACCCTGTTCTCCTTTATCCCCTTTAGCTCCTTGAATACCCTGTTCGCCTTTAATCTTCGCCCAAGTATAAGAAGCTACTGTCGTTGGATCGTTTAGGTTGTAATCTGTGCAAGTACCAATGTAATCTCCTACCGTTTCGCCAGAATTGGAAGTAAAGGTTTTTCCACCGTCATTTGAGTATTTGATGTGAAGATAAGATGTTTTTCCATCAATACCGTTAGTACCTGCGATACCCTGTGTACCTTTTTCTCCCTGCAATCCTTGGAATCTTGCCCATGTATATTTAGATGGGTCGCTTGAGTCGGCTTCTGTAAAGTCCACGTATGTTCCAATATAGGTAGATGGGGTTTCAGTCATTTGAGAAGCTGTTGTGGGTTTTGCCACAGAACTATACTTAATGTGAAAATATGTTGTATCTCCACTAGCACCCTTAGGTCCTTGGATTCCTTGTTCTCCTTTTGGGCCTTGAATACCTTGTAGACCCTGTGGTCCTTGGTCGCCTTTTTCGCCCTTTTCTCCTTGCGGACCTTGGATTCCCTGTTCGCCCTGTGGCCCTTGAGGTCCAGTGGCACCCTTTTCCCCTTGCGGTCCAGTAGCACCAGTTTCTCCCTTTGCACCCTGTTCTCCTTTAGCTCCCATCTTACCGATGGAATATGTTGTGCTTGTGGTTTTATCAGAGTAAGTATATATGGTCCTCGTCCACAGATATTGATTTTCTGCAACGTTTGGCGGTGTTTTGCTCCATGTTCCTGTTGGTGCTACCGTTCCGCTGTTGGATGCTTGATAAGTCGTTTCAGAACTTGTGATACTTCTACCGCTTGCTCCAGTTTCTCCCTTATCTCCTTTTGCACCTGTCTCTCCAGGGATACCGCCTTTTAATTTAGCAATGTCAAATCTTTTCGTAACAGAATATGTATTTAGGTAATTTGCTGTAATATCCACCCATCCCACGTCTGTTGTTAATGCTGTCACAGTGTATGTGTGAGTTGAATTGTTCCAAGAACCTACGACACCGCTTGACTTCTGCACATTATAAGTACAGTCGTTAGATATGTCGGTATGACCGTACAAAACCTGTGCTGTCGTGCGGCACTCTGGAAACGTTGTGTACTCTCCCTTATAATCTGTCGTGATTGCTTGATAATCGTTGTCCAGATTGATAATCATTGCACGAGATTTTCTGGCTTCTTCCAGTGCCTTATTGGCTGTCTCATCGTCCGTGTACTTGTTAAGCTTCTGCCAGTCGGTTTCCACATAGCTTGCACCCTCTCCCCTTGCTACCACGCAAGTAAGGATGTCTCCGTTCTGTCCTTGATTCCACATATCTCCTGTGTCATAAGGTGGTGTAGGCTGTGTCAGAAATACACGACATTTACTGTTTGCCGTAGACTGTGCAAAAGATGCTGTCTGCAATGCTTTTGTAACGTCTGTATCTTGTACTAACTGCCACTTCCATGTATCTCCGTCTTTAAAAAATCTGTAGGCATAACCTTTAGATTTCCAATAAAACAAGTCTCCCTCATGCTTCTTTTTATCATCTTCTGTTGTCCAGTCAGAAGCAGGGATGTTTTTTAGAGTTGGCTCATAGTCGTAGTAGAACGTCTCGATCTGTCCGTCAATCTGGTTCTGTAGATCAGCTACACTTTTTGTAACTGTTTCTGCAAAGTCTGATACTTTACCGTCTGCATAGTTCTTAGATTCTTTCACTGCATCACTGATCGCATCGGGTGCTGATTTACCACCAATCACAATATTATTTCCTGAAATCTGCACTGCCCCAGTATCCATATCAACCAAAAAGATTACATTGCCCAAAGAATCTTTAACTTGGATTCTTCCAGATGTGATCACGTCTGCTGTAAGTCCTGTAGCTTTTAAATATCTAACAATTGTATCTCCATCAACTGTCATTCCAGCATTATATGTTTTTCCACCATCCGTAGAAACACCCCATGCTTCCGCTGTCATTTTCCAGATCATGTCTGAATCTTTTAACTGCGGTTTGTTGTGCAAATAAAAAATTTGTCCACCAGCAGAATCTTTTACAATTGTTGTATAAGTTCCAGAAGCTTTGTTTAATCTATCTTTCAGTTCTTCTAATGCTTTTTGTCTATCTGTTTTTTCCTGTACAATCTGCTTTCTATATTCCACATAGTTTTTTGTAGCTGCGGAATATCTTACAGCACTGTTTTTTTCTGTACTCTCAGCATTTGAACTTGTTGTCTGAGAATTGTTTGTATTAAATTTTGTTGATGATACTAATATTTTGTAACGATCAAATTTTGAATCAGTTAGAATTGCAACATCTCCGGCTTCTAGTGTCGGATCACTAATATGTGTAATCGTAGCTTTTCTAAATGCAAATCCTATTAACTGTTCTCCTAAAAATCCTGATACAGTCTGACCAGCACCATCTTTAATCAATTCGTTATTTTCAATAGAAATAATGTATCCAGCTGTTCCAGTTTGATAATTTTTATATCCATCACTACTAGAAGTTGTATCTTCTGCTTCTTCCTCAATATCAGAATCCGTATCTACAGTATCTTCCTTTTCCATTACATTTACACCAGTAATGACCACATCGTCTGTAGCTACATCAGAGTTATATACTCCGTTAAATTGATAAATTTCATCTGGTATTTTTTCTTCTAAATAAGGTTTATACACATATAATGTGTTATCCCCTTTGAATCCAATGTTGATAGAAACATTCTGTGACGTTGAAACAAAATCAAATCTGAATCCAGTCCAACCGTCATTTAATTCTATTTCTTTGCTTGCGATTTCTTTTGTTCCATTTAAAATCTTCACGATTGCTACATCGTTATCTTCTGGATACTGCATAAAAAATTGACCACCAATTGTATAATTAGTAGCCAACTTAAGATTTGAAACTGCTTCTACTGCATATCCTGTCTTTCCTGCATCTGGAATAATCGAAAGCATTTCTTTATATTCAATTGTATCCGTTCCTATTTTTGAATCTACAGCTTTCCAACTTGCTATACCATCATCAAACAAACTGTCAGGAATCAAATTTATAAGTGTTTTTTCCAAAAGACTCTGATTGAACCATTTTAATTCCAACTGCCCATTGACATTACACCTACAGTAATTTCCTGAGATTTGGCCACACCAAGCAATCACTTCACGAAATGTTACCGCGGCATCAGTCGGTCTTGTATTGATAATGTAATCACTATGTGAAAAATCTGGTGTATTTAATGTCACTCCGCATATATCACATGCATCCATAACGATCGCCTTTAATGTTGCCGGATACTCCAACTTGCTTTCAGAATACGCCCTGTCAAACTTACCCATATTATCTATGCATGTAAGTGTTGTAATTGATCCATTATATTTTGTATCATCTACTGTGTATACACCCTTTTTTATTTTCTCAATTCGTGGTGTATACGAAGATTCCGTTTCATCGTCTGCATCTATATCAAATTCCGTTTCGTTCAAATCAATACCTAACTGCACACTTACTACAGCTTCTTTAAAGTCATATTTTGTAAACTTATCATAGATGTTATTTATAACAATCGTACATTGATTGATAACAGCTGATCCGACTTCAAAAGTTCCGCTTGAAACTGCATCTTCAATCGTAACTCCACCATTCCATATATCATCATTGGTCAAATTAAGAGTTGTCCCGTCTTTCAACGTAATATCTGCATAACTAAGATAATTACAATTTCCGTTATTTAATTTATCTCTAAATTCACTTGATACGTTGATCATAATTTACCTCTCTATTATGTCAAAAGAAACACTCTCTATAATTTTTTTATTTTTCATCCACCATTTCACAGGTGCTTTTCTGTCTCCTGTGTAAAATGTTCTTGTCTGATATTTATTCGCCATCATATCCCAATATCTTACTTTTACATATTCTGGATTAAAAGCTTTCAATATTTCCGAAGTAACATCTGGTGTTTTAGCATTCCATTTCAATGCTAATTTTCTTTTCTGTGCTTTTCTATTTTTATGCATCAATGCATCATCTGTTCTTCCAGAATCCGATGCTGATACATCTTGCAATGACCATTCATAAGAAGCGGGACATGGCATTACTTTACCATTAACTTCTATCATGTGTTCTGCCATAAAAAATCCACCTCCAACTATTTAAGGTTAACAATCAATTTTCCTATTTTATTGACCGTATAAACAACAAAAACGCCTATCTTTCTTGATAGACGTTTTATAATTTTATATTATACAATACTTTTTGGTCTTATTGTGTATCATGGAGTCTTATTTGTGTCTAAAAATATTCTCAACAAGTGTTAACAGTATAGTAGCTGCCACTTTTCCTTTCAGCGTTACAATTAAAGGTTTTGCAACGATAAATTGTAGCAACCATAAAATAAAATTAACAATTCCAAAATTAACAGAAAACACTATAATCATTCCCAAGATAACTGAAATAATTGTTACGGCTACTTTATTTCTTCTAATTTTTTTGATCATAACATACCTCCTACTCTAACCAGCGATTATCCAAATAATAAAATCCAAACACAACTAACCCTGTCCCAATAATCCAGAACGCCCAAAACAGAATTTTCAAAACTCCACTTTCTGTTTTATACGATTCTACAGTATCTTTCAGATTATATTCGTTAAATTTGCTCTTTGTTATTGTGTTATTTTTTAATTTCGTATAGATAGTCCCTTTAATCGGTTTTGCTTCCATTCCATAATACTTATATCTAACATCGTGCGAAATTTTTATTGTATCAATATATGTCTTAGATATAAAATCAATTTTATCTACGTCAAATTTTTTTCCTGCAAAAATTATCTTCTTGCAAGTTTTACTGTTTGATCGTATTCGATCCCATGTATAATAAACTTCTGTTACATACGTTTTTCCACACTTAACTGTTCTTGTATGGCTGCGATATTCTTCTCTAACTTTTTTGATTGAATAATATTTACCGCCGATCATTTTGTAGGTAACTGTATCTACAGGCTTTATTTTTCCATACACGAAAGCATTTCCTAAATCAGTTTCCATCCCATACTGAAACATATCATTACTTTCAATTTTTGCAGCACGGTTATATTCTTCGTTCTGGTCCATGATGTAATTATCAATATTCCCACTGATAGTAAAGCCAATCAGAAACATCAATCCAACAATAACAACGCTTGCTATAATCTCTCGTAGAGTTATTTCGAAAGTATCAAACTGAAATCCTTTGAATTTTCTCATAGGCTACTCACTAAGTAATTTCTGTGGTGCCGTCTCTGTTGCATCCTGAAATTCTAAATATTGATATGTTTTCTGTTTGTATCCTAAAAGTTTCAAGAAAAAGTTCGCCGGAAAGTTCACGACATATCTGTTGTATTCTTTGATCTGCTGATTGTAATTGTCTCTTACGTCAGAAATCTTATTCTCTGTGACCGCCAACTCTTTCATAAGTCGCTGATAATTCTTGTCCGACTTTAATTCTGGATAAGCTTCTTTTACCGCTGCAATCGCTGTGCCTGTACTTTCGATTTTCCCAGTATTTGAACTTCTCTCTTTAACAATATTTTTCAGTGTTTCGGCTTCATGTTTGTTGTAAGATTTCACACTGTCTGCCAGATTATACACTAAATCCTGTCTTCTCTTTTCCTGAACGTTAATTGCTGCCTTTGATTCACTTATCTGTTCTTCCATCGAATTTACATGATTTTGTGGTATATGAATCATAAATACACCAACTAACACAATTACCACAATTGCAGCTAGAACAATCAACGGTATTTTCCATGTTGTATTTTTCATCTTTTCTTCTCCTTTTCTTTGATGATTCTATATCTCAACAGGATAATCACTTTTAACATTGTCGTAGTATTCATCCTGAACTTTGTAGAATAGATTTTCACGGATTTTATAATTCATAAAGTGCATGATCTGGTAATTAATTGTGAATCCGCTATTTTTGCCATATTCTGTTGCAAAGTATTTATCAATCATAAGTTTGTATAAATCAAAATCCAGTTCTGTGTCTTGCATATTCTCAGGAACAAAATAAAACTTCTCAACCAACTCTACGCATTTTTCGTCAGAGATCATTGGATGGTCTGTTCCTTTCTCCAACTGATATTTCTTGAAAAAGTATTTAACAATATCTCCGATTGCACATTCATCTTTTGGATTGTTATACAGATCATCGTCAAACTCTTGATTTACCCTAAAACCTAAATGGATTTTATCTTCAATTGTCTGACTAAGAGTAGTTTTATTTCCCTTTCTCTTTATGATTTTGACCTTATTTCTCCCAGAAATAGGCATGAAGTCTTTTTTATCTTTACACACATCATTATTATCTTTATCTTCTGTTGATAAAAAAGCATAATCTTTATCGTTAGATAAAGCATTGTTAATATCTGTGTTAGTCTCTGGTAATGCTTCGGTCAAGTTGTCGCTTTCAAAGTTATCCTGTCTAACTGTATGGCCTGATTCTGGTTCGTCTAAAATCTGATCAATGATTTCTTCTAAAACCTCATCATTTACTGTATACCACTTTGTAGATGTGGCACCATTACGACGATTGTTATAATTTCCAACTAAAACAAGACCCTTGTTGCGTAAACTATAAAAAATACGCTCAACGGTCTTATGTGACCAAAACGGAAAATTTTCTTCCTGCCATTCTCTGATAGAGTTATAGCACCAATATTTACCATCGTGGAAATTTCTATTCTGTTTTTTATTTATGGAAATCCAATAATAGATTTGATTCAGAACGATTGCTTCATTTAAGCCAATCATTTTTGCAAGATCAGGATTGATTACTAATACGTTACTTTTGAAAAATAAATCTAATTTCTTACTCATATTATCACCTCGTGGTTATTTGAACATTAACGTGTGCACCCTCATGTTAAAATATAAAAACAGCAAACGGAACGTACACGAGGAAAGACGTTCTTTTCGCCGGCACACGATGGCTAGTTTGCTGTAATTATTAAAATAAAAAAAGACATACACAGGATTGTGTGGTCTTCATGACCTTTGCATCCTGTGTATGTCTCTTAACTTAGATTCATCATAGCATAAAGTTTTACACAAATCAATATGCATTTGATGGTTTTAATCTGTAATTATTTCTTGCTTGTCCTTTTGCAACAGACCTTGCAAGAACTTCATTATCTTCTGTATATAATGTTGCGTATAAGTTTATATCTGGTTGATTTCCACTATTGTTCATCATAGCAACAACAACTCCACGTTCTACAGCATCAGCAATGATACTTTCATCAACCATACCGCCGGAATTACCAACGATACTATCTGCGATCATCTTCATAGTTTTTGGATTTTCAAGTGGTAATACAGCTTCTGATCCGGCTTCACCGACACCGATCACGGATGCAGAATCAAATAATCCACCTTTTTTATACCAATCTACTTTAAATTTAGTTGGTATGCTTAAGCTCATTCCACCAAAATTGAAGTCTTTTGTTCCCCAAGAAATATGAGGTGTTGGAATACGTAAAGATTTAAAACCATTAATAAACTGCTTAATGATATTTTGCCCAACTTTATACATATCTCCAACGGCATTTTTTACATTGCTCGGTAACTTTTTCAACCAGTTCCTAGCATCTGTCCATTTATCACCTTTTAATCCAGAAAGCATACCTTTCATAGCTTCTGCTCCTTTGGCAACCAACCATGCTGCCGGAGATGTGTTTGCTAATGTATTTACCGTAAAACTCTTTAATCCTTTTACGGTTGATTGGAAGTTTCCGTTCTTCACGTTCTCCCAACCGTTTTTCATTCCATTAACAGCTTGCTTACCTTTTTCAACCAACCAATTCTCAGCACCAGTGACTTTACCTTTGATGTAATTTCCGATACCTGCGGCTGCCTGTCCGACTTTGCTTTCTTTTACAGACTCCCATCCGCTACGGATACCTTCAACTGCATTCTGTCCTTTTTCTTTCAACCATTCACCGGCATTTCCAACTTTTTCTTTAATAAATTTGCCAATTGTACTAACAGCTGTTCCGAAACCAGATTTTGCACTTTCCCATCCATTGCGCAAGCCTTCAATAAGGTTTTTTCCTTTTTCCTTTAACCATTCTCCGGCGCTGTTAAATCCATTCACAATATTCTCTTTTACGTTTCCAATAAACTTAGATATTGCACCCCAGTTTTTGTATATTAAAAATCCACCAACGATTACTCCAACTATAGCTAATCCAATCGGTGAGAACAGCACGCCAAGAACACTACTAAATGCAGCTGATACAGCTGGTGCAAACGTACCTGTTACCCATGATGCAATTCCACCTGCAAATGAAACCGCTTTTGGAAATAATTTTGTTGAAATAACTTCCGCGATCTTCGGTGCAACATCTGTTGTAATCTTCCCCGGAATACCTTTTAAAAGGCCAATCGCATCCAAAACATACGTTCCAATCGCCGTACCTAATGTAGATTTTGAAAAAGCTCCTGCCATTTTCTTTAATGCTATGATTAATAAGGAAGATGATCCGTCTACTTCTTTAGGTATTAAACCAAACGCCGAAAGTATAGGGCTTACAATTTTATCCACTGCTGTAGCAAGTTTAATAGCACCAAAAGCTATAATAAACTTTCCTTCGATTGTGGTTCCTAATCCTGAGATAAGTCCACCTAATATTGTTTTGATTGTTGTAAATACTTCTCCGAATATTCCGCTCCAATCAATACTACTTAGGAATGTTCCAATACCTCTTCCAAGTCCTGCCCAGTCTGTATTTTGCGCTACCTGTGAAAATACTCCAAGAAGATTTTTTACAAAAGTGCTTAATATTTGTCCATTTTCTTCCCAGTTAACTCCGGTGATAAAAGTATTAATCCCGTGAGAAATATTTGCTGCAATATCAGACCAATGTACAGTTTCATTGATTTTTCCAAGTATAGAAAAAACTCCATTGATTCCTACTGCAAATGTATCTGCGATAGTTGCGAAGTCGATGGATTGGAACATACCATTTACAGCTTTTCCAAGGGCAACGCCGATTTGCTGAAATCCTGTTAAGCCTGTATTATCTGTTGCTGCTAATTGATTCAAGAATCCGTTTAAGATTCTCCATGAGATCATAAAATAGTTTCCGAGTGCATTTCCTAACTCTGTCCATGGAATTTCCTGAATCATTCCTTTTAAACTTTCTGCAATGCCAGTCCCTAGAGTTTTGAAGTTTATACCGCCATCAGGAGATGCAATTTGATTAAACGCTCTCACTACATCCGTAATCCCTGCACCAACTACTTTACCTAATAACTTAAAATCGAAATTATCAAGGAATCCATTGATTGCCTGAGTAAATTTTGTTGTAAATGATGTGATTTTAGGACCAACATTCTTCCAATCAAGTGCATCATAGGCTAATTGCAGACCGGCATTTAACATATTTGCGATCTCACGGCCAACACCATACCAATTATTATCAAGGAATGCTTTTCTGATTCTTGAAGCCCAATGGCTAATTGGTGTTTCGTAATCTTCATCTTCAAGACCGCTCAAATCGCCGAGTCCGCCAATTCCACCGCCGACTCCACCGCCACTTCCAGAACCACCTGCACCTCCTCCAGATCCAGTATCGCTTGATTGCTTATTGTCATTCAACTGATTCAATTCATCAAATGGCAGAACGGATAAGGTCTTCTTTAATTCTTTCGCTGCCTTAGATGCTTTGTTCATCCCTTTAGATGCATCGTTTCCGGCACTTCCAAGTCCTGAAAGATCAATAGCAGAATCTCCAACTCCTCCAAGATCATTTACAACACCTTTTGTTGCTCCTTTTATCTTTTTTCCCATCAGAACATACATAAAGTTTCTGAACATATTAGCTGCTTGCATAAGCCTGCTCATTAAAGCGTTTAATGCTTTAATTGCCGGAAGTACAGCTGCAATAATTCCTTGACCCATAACAGCTGATAATGATTGAATGTTTAATTTTAATAAACGTACTTGGTTTGCCCAAGTACCGGCAGTACGAGCAAAATCGCCCTGCGCATCTTTTGTTACAGACATTAAATAGTTATATCTCAATGTAGCCTGTTCTGCCTGAGTCATAGAAGTCCACGACTTTGTAATTCCGTTTGCCAAAGCATAAGCACTCATATTTGCAACAGACATGTTAATACCTAATTGCTTTAATGGTTCAATCTCACCAGAAATACCTGCCCTGATTTTATAAAATGCTGTATCAGTATCTATATTATAAAAAGATGCAATATCACCCGCTAATCCGGCTAATGCTACTGACATGTCGGATGCTGCATTTTGGGCAACACCAGATGATTTCAACATCGCCATTATGGTTCCTGTGTATCTTTTAGCTGCCAACTCAGATACTCCAAACTGCTTTGAAGCTGTTGAAGCAAAATCATATGCTTTGTATTTTAATTTACCAAAAGAAACATCAATTACGTTTTCTGCTTCTGTTATATCCGATCCTAACGTTATTGCATCCTTTGTAAATTGTCCAAATGCTTGTACCGCCTTAAATCCAATAGCTGTTTGAATAAGATTTTTTAAGCTGAAATTTACGGTTGAAATACTCCCGCTTGCTGACCCAATATTTCGAATAGCATTTACCATTTTACCAATACCACTACTTACAGTAGACCCCGCTCTGGATGCTAAGCTTGCTAATTCAGAAAATCCGTTCCTTAATTTTCCGAAAGAAGTATTCATTGTATTGACAGCACTACTAACTCTACCGCCTGATGCTGCTAATTGTGCCAACGCCTTTGTCATTTCTACTGTATTCTTACTAACAGCCGGTGCTTTAGACATGGTATTGAAAAATGACAAAAGTTCTTTTGCCATTATTTGTAGTCCGTTAGCACTTAATTCTACTTTTTTGCCGGCAGAAGATAAACTTGCTAATGCTGATATGAATTGATTTATTGATTCTTCAACACCTTTAACCGATGCTAATTTATTTGCAGTTTGCTTTATTGCATTTCCTACCGCCGGAAGCTTACTTGCAACTATACCAGTATTATTTCCAGAACTGATTAATCTAGCTAATGATGCAACAAGTCTATTGATACTTGATGAAACATCCGGAAGATTTCCAAGTTTAGACACAGACTTATAAATACTGTCAAAAATCTGCGTATCAAAACCTTTTGTATCAACTGCCATCAATTTTCTGATAGAGTTAATAACAGAAGATATTTTGCTGTCGCTAAAATCAACGTTATTTAAAACTGACATTGCATGAGATACTTTTGATATTCCGTTCACAGAATTTTGAATATTTCCAGTATCTAATTTTCCTATCTTTTCAATTGCTTTGGAAACTGAATTGATATTTTTATAATCTAGCTTTGGTATCGTAACACCTGAAACGCCTTTTAAAACATTCAGTCCAGAAGCCAATTCTTTTAATGGTTTTGAACTTGCATTTAAGGCGGTAAAATTAACATTTGTTAATGACTGTAACTGTTTACTAAGACCAGATAATTTAGGTACATTGATTTTTATACCACTCATTGATTTTAAAGACGAAGAAACCCTGCCTATCTCACGAGAATAGTTTCTCATACTTCCAGTATCTACGGACTTAAATGCTTTGCTCACGTCATATAATTTGTTTGCCAAATTATCAAGTGCTGTAACAGCTCTAGCAGTCGAACTTTTCACTTGTATATCGAGTGTTTCTATTGTACTATCTGGCATTTTGATTCACCTCCAACTAATAAGGTCAGCGGCTGATCTCATACGGTCAGCCGGTATAAAAAAATAAAGGGCAGAATCATTCGTCTGCCCCTATCTTTTCTATATTTGCATTTGCTTGCATAACTCTGAGTTCCATAAGTCTTAATTCTTGTTGCATTTCTTCTTTACTTCTTCCACTTCTCTTTTCAATTGATTCAATACTTTTTTCTTCTTTTAGCAATGGGTTTTCTGGATAATTCCCATTTTTAGAAAAAGCACAATTAATCGCTTGCAACACATAAGAACCTGTTAACCATGATTGATAATTTGTACTTTTCAATTCATATTCTTTCTGTTCTTTGTATGCATTTATGTATACACTAATTTCTTTTGGAGTGGAGTGAAAAAATTCATCTTTTGTCATTCCGGCTTTTACAGCCTGAGGAAACAATGTATCAAGTATTATTTCTCTGTAACTTCTGCTTTCGCTGTTTTCTTTTTGTGATCCTGAGGTTTCTTTGGTTCTTTCTTCTGTTCTGGTTCGATCCCTAACATCTTGTTCAGACCGATTAGATCGAAAAAATTATCTTCGCCCATCTTTTCAATACAAAGAGTCATGATCCCATAGAAATTTCCATCTTCATCATCTTTATGTTCTTCAAGATATGTTCTAATAAGAGATTTTGCATCTTTAAGATCAGAAACTGTCCCATCTCCCTCAGGTCCATGTGCTTCAAGAAGCCCTGCATAAAAGATTATTAATGTTGTCTTTGGGATATTGGAAATTTCTTTTACGAGCTTCTTAATATCATTTTTATCTTCTGATTCACTGATTCCTACCATCAATGAAGTTACGCTTGATACACAATCGTCATATAATGATGCTTCAACTGTGTATTCAAGCTTATAATCTTTTCCGCCAATTTTTAATACTTTATACATGTTTGCCTCCTATTCATTCAAATTACACTTCTGTATCGTCTGGTTCTACCGCAGTATCAAGACCGACATACTCGTTGATTGTCAATGTCATTTCAACGGTTGCTAATCCATTCTGATCAAGCCCCGGCTTAGGTATCTTTGCTGGTGGCTCAATCTTTGTGAAATATGCCTTATCAAGTGCCGGGTAATATTCTTCATACCATACGGCTTTTCCTGCTGCTTTTCCTGCTTTGTATTCACTGATCAAAGTTTCCCATTCTTTAACTGTCTCATTTGTTAAGTTGACAGTGACGTTAAATGTTCCACCTGTTGACCCTCTACCCGCAATCTCTTTATCGATTTCATCTTCTAATGCTGATGCATCAATTGTTTCTGTATCAATTCCAATATCATCCGTGGCATTGATACGATGAAGCTGTTTAAATTTCGTTGGTTTTGTTCCTGCTGTAGTTTCTACTGCATATCCAACTTTTACACCGACTGTACTTATTCCGGCTACACCACTCATAATCAAACTCCTTTCTACCCTGTAACTATTGAGGGTTAGCGATCATGATTTTTCATGACCGGTTTAATATCTAAACAGAAATATCTGTTATTAACTATTTCTCTGAAACTTATATTTGTTTTTCATATTGTTCGTATAAAATTGCTGACCTCTATTCTTCTTTGAATCAATTAATCCCTGTATCTTTTCCTGATAAATCTCATCATTAGAAATTCTTATCAGGCTTGTGAGCAAATATATTGATAAATGGTTAGGTACTCTTTTATGTGTAACCATTTCAACGATATATCTTGATTGATTAAAAGTTCTGATGTGTGAATGACCGTCAGCAAATTTCTTTTTTGTGTTATGCACTATGTACCCATCATCATTTGATTTATATATGTTAAATTCATTCTTTGAATAGATAAGATTCATGTTTACTCCAACAAATTACCTGTGTAGATTCTGCTATAACGACTTACAACACGCTTTATACTGTTGTCTGTGTTATCTTGCTGTTCTGGTCCATATGTTCGTTGAAATCCCATAGACACCATTGCTCTGTGACTTGCATCATCAATCTGATATACCTTTTCAACACTTTTTGTTCCTGTTGCAAAACAATCAATTTGAAAACTTGGAATTGTAGCTACTTCGTCACCTTCTATATCCCAACGTGTCCCCGGATTTCCCATAAGAAACATTTGTGCATACATCTTTTTGTTAGCTGCAAGAGTTTGACTTCTTTCGAATGAATAATTTCCATCACCCACAACCTTTTTAACTTCTGCACTCCAACGCTTATATACATCGGATACTGGATTTTTTACCGTATCAGGCATATGAATCTTTCCTTTCTAAGAAGAAAATACTTCCTTTGCTATCTTTAACATCTGCTGTCGCATTTCTACGCCGGCTTTATACACTGGCATTGTTGCTTGTGTACCGTGCGACTTTACAACTTCTCCCGTATCAGCGTAATAATACCAAGCATCTTTACTTCCATTGCCTTTTCCATAAGAACCAATCGTATATCCTTTTGATGCTCCCAACGGATGAGTGCTGCTACCAACAGCTCCGTTGTAATGCACACCGGCGCCAAACTCTATAAATAGTAAATCCTTACCACTTACGATCAAAGTTGCTTGTGCATAATCTCCAAAAGAATTGATTTTGATATAAGCATCATGTGTTTTGTCTGAATCGCCCGCCGCAACAGCTATATTAGAATCTATAACAGGAATACCAACTTCTCCGAGTCGCTTTACAAATTCTCTGTTTTTTCTAATAAGCTTATCTCTGTAATTTTCAATTTGCTTTATCGCTGATTGAATACTTTTTTGACTCAGCTCAATATTGATTCTCATTGATACACTCCTTTGATTTTGCTAATTCCATACCTTGCGATATTTCCTTTTTTTGTATCAAATATTTTCAAAATCTTATAATCTGGCATTGTCACTGGCGTTATTTCATCATCTTCCATTCTCAATGACCCATCTTGATTAAATTCTGGTTCTGAATCTACCCAACATACGACACCTTCTTCTGCATAATCGCAAAACGATCTATCATAACTTGTAATATAGCGATCATAGTTCGGAACAATACCCGCTGATATTTCTTCCGCAGTACCACTTGTAGATGATACAGTCATTTTTTTCATAATCGGCTTTTCATAAGTAATGACAGTATCTATATCATCATGATTTTCTGAAATTTTCGAAAACCATATATTTTGCTTGTCTCTTTGCCTTGATCGCATATTACAATCACCTACATTCCTATTTCTTTAAATATGAATCCAACAACGATACCTAAGATTGCAGCAATAACTGTCCATACAACTCTTCGCCACGTTTCACCATCTTTTGATTTCAGTGATTCAACATCTTTGTTTACTGTATCAAGCTTATCATTCATGTTTATTAATTTTTCACACATAACTGCCGATGTTTTAGCAAGCGTGTGTATTTCTTCTGCCAATTTTTCTAGCTCTTCTATTCGTCTGTTTTGTCGATGATCTTCATCTTCAATTCTTCTTTTGAACTCATCGAATGTATTTGTTTCAACAAAGTGTTCGCTATCCAATGAAGACTCCCTTCTGGCATAAAAAACAGGACTTCGCAAAATAGAAAAGTCCTGTTTATTTCCAATTTAATATAACCTCCATAAAATGTGCTTTCCCCACCACCTTCTTAAGCACTCCCTGCGATGTATAATAGGAGGTCTTTTCAAACATCACGCACCGTCTTAGATAATTTTTGATTCAGGTATAATACCTCTCAAATAACTAGAAGGTGTTCCAGAATTTTCATAAGAAGCTGATGTACTGCTTTCTGAATAACTGACTACGCCTTCTTTTCCTTGTTTATCATAATGATACTGTGCTATCCTTTTTATTTTTCCTTTGTATCGTTTCACAGCTGATTGTTTCTGTTTTTCAAACTCTTTATCAGAAGCATATCCACCGGGATACATTGCACAGCACACTTCTTCTATTGCATCTTCAATCAATGAGTTTAGAAATGACTGTTGATTTGCTTCATAATCATCTCCGGCATATTCAATTAATTCATTCAATATTTCCTCTGTCATTTCTTTTACCTCATTTTATTTTTTCGGCGATCTTCCTCTTTTTGGTTTTTCTGGTTCTTCTGTAGATTCTTCACTTTTTACAGGAACTTCCTGTTCTTCTACAGAAGGTTCCGTGGAAACATTATCCTCCGGAACCTCATCACCAGCTGCATAATACACACCATTTTTATTTACTACATGATCGTAAATCATACAACTCCTCCTATTTTACTTTCATAACATAAATGCTGTCCATGCCTTCAAAAGATGGGAGAACAATCTGAGAAGCAGTAGTTGAATAAGATACTGGTGGTCCGTATTCAGATTTAACAGCAATTGCAACTCCTGTATCATCAAGGACACTTACATCTACACTAGGATCACCAAGTAATGTTCTTTCCTCTGGTGTCACTCCATACCATGTATTACCAAGCTGTCCTTCACCGATGATTGTTACATAATCATCAGGATAGAAGCTCTTATCTTTACCGTCATAGTCCTCAAACTTCTTATCGTATAAAATTGGGATAAGTCCTGTCTGAGACTGGAACACTTCTTTTACAACTTGTTTAGATACAAAATCAATTGTTCTTCCAGAAATTGTAATAATGGCATTTTTGATCTGAGAGTTTTCAATCAGATAGTTAAATGTTTTTGAAGTCATCATTGCATACATAGGTGAGACACCGATATCTGTCAGGTAATTAATACCCTTCTGAATATCGTTTAATGGTTTGGATGTATCCGCTTTATCCCATGTGCTTGTCCCTTCTAAAGATGCATAATGTTTTGCTTTCCAATCGCCGTTCGGATCATAACTGTAATTGTAAGCTACATTATCAGCTGTACCGATTACAATTTTCATATCTCCGCCTACTGGTGCAAGTAACTGCATTCTCATGCGTTCGGCTGCAATATCAGCACCATCAATTAACTCGTTTGTATCATCATAGATATGAGATAAAACTTCATTAAGGTATGGATCATTGGATTCCTGAGCTCTTGTGATCTCTGCTAAATCCTGTTCTTTTACAACCATAGATTCACGGAAAAGTGGCATTTCTTCATTTGTCACTTTGAATCCTTTTCTTGCACGGATTGTTGCCATACCATCAAATGCAGATGGTTTTAATGCAACTCCAAGACCTTTATGTGTTTTGATCCATTTCAGGTCAATTCCAGTTTTCTTTTTATTTGGGAAAAAAGCAAGTCCGGCATATGCCATGGAATTACTTACATCAGAAGTTCTAACGGATGCTACTGCTTCCGCTGAAAAAACGTCTGTTAATAACATATTGTTCTCCTTTCTACCCTGTAACTATTGAGGGTTAGCGATTATCTATCTTTTCTAATAACCGGTATTTGTCTTATGCTAAGACTTCTGGTTCTTCTAATACGATTCTGCATCCAGACTTTTCTAACTCTGTAACTAATGCAAGATCATATGTTAATCCAGAACTTTTCTGTGCTCTTGTCGTATTTACATATGCTTTCTTTAAAACTGCCTGCTGCGGTCTTGTTTCATAAGCATCATGAAGTAAAATTCCAACAGCGCCAGTCCAAGGTGTAGCTTTAATTGGTGCTCCATCTTTTCCGATTGGAGTACCGGCTTTTACAACTTTTCTACCTAAATCGTCTTTGGTTTCTACGCCATCAAAGTCTACTGTATTTGGAATTGCTTCAAATTCTTTTCTGTTTAAAATTTCAACTTCATTAGAAACTGAAAGAACATCTACTTTCATATCTCCTCTTGCCATGATACGTCTCCTTTCTTACATGTAATGTTTTAATATATCTGCATTAACTCCGGCTTTTTTGTTCTTCGCAAATTCCTTTGCTTTTTCAACTGCAAGTGATTCTTTTGCATTTCCATTTCCGGCGTTAATATTTTTCCTGTTTTTGTAAAATTCCTGTTCCATATCGGATTTAGTGACTTTTATATGTTCTGCAAGACATTTAAAAGCTGATTCAATATCATTTCCGGCAAGTGACTCTGCAAATTTTTTCGCTGCATCTTTACTCATGCCAATTTCAGGGTCCATACATCTTTCTGTATATTCTCCAATCAGCATTTTCGTTTCTAACTCAGCGATTCTTGCATCTTTAGCTTCGTCAGCCTCTTTCTTTTCTAACGCTGCCTGTTCCTGCGCTGTTAATGTTGATCTGTACTGTTTTGTGATCTCGCCTTTTTCCTTTAAGGCTTTATCTAATGCAGCTTTATTTTTTGATCCCTCAGCTTCTAATCGTGCGATTTTAGCAAGTAATTCATCTGTGCTAGGTTCATCTTCTGTTGATCCAGAACCACCGCCATTATTGCCTGAAAGATTTCCGGCCTGCGCTCCTTCTCCACCATCTGGTGCATCTGCAAATCTAACTCTGCTGCCAGTACGTTTACCTTTTAAATAATAAAAAAACATATAAAATTCCTTCCTGTGTTTTTATGAGTTCTCTCTCAATCAAATTTGTGTTTTATTTTCTGCTTTTCTCTAAGCAACCGTGTTTTATTAACGTCACTTCTCTGTGACTATATGTATTTAACACTGCATCTGCATCCTACGATTTCAGATGAGCTTGCGCCCAAAGACACATCCCTTGGGTACATTAATAAAGAACCACCCACAATGAATGGTTCTGTTATTTCTATAATCTCTCCATCAGCGGACCTATGTGTGGACCTTGTTTTCTTGTCCATAATTGCAACCCACTGTTTTTTTGTTTTTCCTTGTGCTATTGCTTCTAAGTCGTATTGAAAACTTCTTGATACATTGCTTTCATTCTCAGAAATAAATTTTGCTCTATCCTGTGAAAAATAATAAGGATCATCAATATTCCTTTTCGTAGCATCTATAACTTCATATGATAATGCTGTCATGTACGCCAAAAAATTTTCATTTGGTGTAACATACCCATTCAAAGATTTCTTGTATCTGTCAAAAAACTCTTGTCTTGCAGTTTCCCAATTTGGTGTTGGGTATTTCTGCAACGTAAACATAAGACTCATGACATAGAGAAATTCATCTTCCATATTCTCGGCCAGTTTGATTCTTGTCTCTTTTTCTTCTTTCGGAAGTTCCATCTCTCCAAAATACTTTTCATACGGAATAGACCTTGTATTCATATCCATTTGATTCAATTCATCAAAACTTAATGCTGAGTACATTTCTCTCTCCTGTTATGCCTGAATCTTATTTGAGTCTGTATTCAATCCATCTAATATCGGCGAGTTTCCTGTCTGATCAGATGTATCACCTTGAATCTTTTCTGATGTATTGCTACCAGTATCTCCTATGGTTGAAGTGCTGCTACTATCAGATGTTTTCCACAAAGATTCCTGATATTTTTCAATCATTTCCTGACTATCGTTCCAAACTTGTTCCACATCACCAAACGCGTCAACGACCTTTAATGCGTGTCTTCCGTGGATTCCGTGACTCACATATGTAGCAAAAGTGTTTGCCTTAACAGACATGTCATAATTCTTTCTTCTGTTAAAATGAAAGTCTATATCAGAACTGTGTATTTTTCTGATCGGGCTGTCTTCAGGAAGAATTTTTGAAGGAACTAATTGAATCGCTCTTAGGATCAATTTAATTTCTTCTCTCTTGCCCTTCTCAGTCATTTGCTGTTCTCTCATGGCATCCAATTCTGCTGCACTCCATCCAGAACTCATGTCGGTTGCTGTCCCCGTTGATCCACTGCCAGAACTTTCGTACTGAATAGGGACTTTACAATCCTGAAAGATTCTACTGCGGTAATCAGAAATAGCAGATAATGTACTGCCAGAATCAAATGTGCTTGAAAGTGGTTGAACACTTGGTTTCCCATTTTCGTTTGAATATGTCACTAACCACTGACCGCTTTTAGGTTGAATCTCATTTCCTTCTTCATCTACTGGGAACTTAATGTCGTTCCCCCACCATATTTCCTGTGTTCTCTGTGACACATCATTCGTAAAGTCTGACATTAAAATATTGAGTGCATCAATTTCTGGAATCTTTCTTTCAAAGCATCCTGTTCTGTCAAAACTTCTTTCATACTCAATAATCGGAATATCTTTCAGTGGATTCTTTTCTACTGAAACGATCTCACCTGATTGAATCTCATAGCGGCATTCTTTAGTAAAACATGTAAAATACAGCTTTCCTGAAACTTTCCTGTATGTAACACCTAAAACTTTTTTCTGACCTGTCCCGTTGTTATATACGCAAAAAGCATATCTGGAGTCAAGCGTATACACATCTACCAGAGATTCAGGTTCACCATCTTCCATATCGTCAAAGTCTGTCTTAATATCAATCATTCTATGACCGATACCGCAGATTTCAATAAACTCTGCCATACACTGATCTTTATAACCGATGTTTTCTCCGTTTGTTAGAATCTCATTTAATGAAGTGATTCCTGCATCATCCGTTTTTGAATCAGAGTCATGCATTTCCTTGTCGCCACGTTGAACCAACATGATAGGGCTGCTCCAATTGTATCCAATCTTAAATTCTTTGACGTAGTTTGCAACACTTCCATTAACCTTTATGTCAATGTCTGGTCTTACTATTTTTTGTCGTTTTAATGGCTGCTGTCCGCCTTCGTAGTCAATCAGAAACTGCATCTGTCTGCGATTAAATAAGTGTTTTGCATAAGCTTTTCGCAAGACTGATAATATGTTATCTTCATCAATGATTGTCTCATCTGTATAGATTTTTGTTCTTCCAAGCAGTCTTGCTTCTAAACCCATTGTCGTTTCACCTCTTTCTTCGCAATAAAAAAGCATCTGCGGAAATACATCCACAAATGCTTACTTAAAATCTATTATATAGTATACTAAACTAAAAGGTCTTATTGTGTATCATAGAGTCTTATTCTTCAAATCCTTTGATTTTCTTAATTTCATCTAATGCTTCTTTATGCATTCTTTTTACATGCTGCAAGGAATAACCCATTTCATTTTGTATCATTCTTAATGTTTTGTACTCAACATATCTCTTAAAAAGAAGATCATAATGATTTGGATTTTCTGTTGTTTCGATCACTGATATAATTTCTTTTTTCTTGATCAGAAATCTTTTGATTTCTCTATTAGCTTCTCTTTCTTTATCTACAATATTGGCTATTGCATCTCCCATACGATCTTTTTGTTTTGAAGTTTGTACTTTATCAGAACCGATTGCTACGGATGCACTAGTCGCTAACGCTCTCAACTGATATACCTCTGACAATTTATTATGTATTTTTTTATCAAGAAACTGTAATTGCATTAAATATTCTTTCGCTGTCATTTTTTACCTCTAAACTGGACTTTGTCTGATATAACTTTGTCGTGCTTCTGGCTTTGATACAAATTCTGCTAACATAGCTAATGAGTCAGGACCATCATCATGCAGAACCTTCGCCTTTGTCGTGTAAGAAGTTACATTTTCCATGAATCTTCCATAATCAGACTTTACTTGGTATTCTGATGGTTCTAAAAATAAGCAATGCTTCTTTATCCAATCTGAATTGACCAAAATTTTGGTTTCTTTATTTGCTGTTGTGTATTTTGGTTCAATAATTGTCCTTGCTTTGCCTTTGATCATTTTGCTTATATTATCTGCAATTCTTCCTCCGGCTTGGTTTGATTCAAAACGCACCTTATGTGGTTGATGCCTGATAAGAATTGCAGCTGTCTTGTTATCAAGAATTTCATAATTCGTTTCATCGTCAAATACAACATCCGGTATATAAAAATCTTCTCCAAACTGATATGCAATCGGAAGGGATTCAAAGTCGGTTCCCTTATCTTTTGTATCGCAGACACCCCAGATAGCATCTGGGTCTTTTTTAGGAAATACTGTATAACCGGATACCCCCTCAGGAACATGATGTTTTTCAAGATAAAATCTTCTTAATTCATCCGCCGGTAATAATAGTCCTTCACGCTCTACTGGTTTTTGTTGGTATAAACAGTTAAACGAAATATCATCCATAGCTTTTCTTGCATCTTCAAAATACTCTTTAGAGAATCCATTTACAGTAAACATGAAATTGCTTTCGCCTTTTTCATTTAGTGCCGGTACTGCAATAAATCTTGCTCTCGGATCACCTGCATATAGTGTCTGTAGCTTTCCAATCGGATCATGAACACTCCATCGTGTCGCAATATAGAACTCTTTGCAACCGTCCAATCGTCTTGATCGTAAATCGTTTGCAACTTTCGTCCAGAGTGTTTCCAGTCGGTTTTTATTCAATGCTTCTTCAATTCCTGATACCAAGTCGTCCGCGGTAAGAAATTTATTACAACGTGTCGCACCTGTTAACGATCCGTCAATCGAACGAAACGTCCACGTTTTGAAACGGCCATTTCTTTCAAGGTTTACTGTTGTTTCTTTTGCGTTTGTTCCTTGCATCTGCACATTCGGAAAAATCTCATGCCATGTGTATTCTACTGGATCATTTATAATTTCAAGAACTCCATCATACAGTGATCGTGTCAAAATGCTACTATGGGCAGAAGATAAGTTAAAACAATTTGGAAACCAACCACCAACAAGAGATAAGAAAAAGTCTTCCAGTGTTGACTTTCCACAACCGGGGGGAACACTTAACGCAAATATGTCCAATTTATCGTCCATTAAATCTTGCAATGATTGAATTATCCCGTGTTGCATAAAAACCGATCTACGTGGTTCGTAGAACCTCTCAGAAGGTACTCTGTTCTTTTCAAGATATAACAAACCACTGTCTACCTGATAATGCTGACCTTCCAGAAGCAGAAACTTCCAGTATAGATCGTCATATTCCGCCATTCCTGTCGTTGCTGCCATATATGCAGCCATTTCATGGGCATACTTGCTTATCTTGATTGCATAGTCCATAACCTCTTTATTGTTAAATGTTAATTCTTGCTTCATGTTGAGCAACAATTGGTATGTATCATTCTGGTTTTCGTACAAATCCATCTGTCCGTCCAATATTGACTTAAAGACCGATTGATACCATTCAAAACTTCCTTCTTGCATAAAAAAAGAACCGACTCCTTCCCTTGAAAGCGTCCGGCTCTTTGGCTCTTGCGACTATTAATAATTTATTTCAAACATTTTTTTGCAGTTTGACGATTTGCATTTATACTGCAAATGACTAATTTTCGTATCATGGTTAACAGGAAATTGCTTCTTTCCACACCACGGGCAATGAATCCAAACATTGCCTTCTTTATCCTTTTCTGCATACGACATTCCCTCAATCGGTTCTGTCATATAATTTTTCATTTCTTTGATAATTTCTGTCATACTCAATGTTATAATCCCCTGTCAATTCTAAAAAAACAATGCGTATGCCGGAGTTGAGCCGGCTAAACTGACCATATTCAGATACGCAAACAAAATAAAAACATTGTAAGGAGTGAAATCTTTGCCTACTTAAAGGCGAACATCTCTTTTCACCAGTTGGGGTGAAAAAGTTTTTCATGAAAAAAAGAAATCCATCCCGGCTATCACGGTCAACAGCAACATTGGCTTGAATTTCACATACGTACTAAAATAATTTTAAGAAAGTAAGGACTTTATGTTCGCAATAGCGAACAAATGGTATAGCCAGACTTGAACTGGCATCCTCAACATTCGTAGTGTTGCGCTCTATCCAATTGAGCTATATACCACAACTTATTTGGAGGTAATCGAAATGTTATCGTATCTTTCTGAATTTATTACCATTTCCATTGCTTCTATTGGCGTAAGACCAATTGCGGAAATGACATTTTGAAATGTTGATGCTGACTGCCCAGAACATAACTGAACACCTTTTCGGTTGCTGTCAGCATGAAAAACATTATTTCTACTTTGAACATTCCAGAACACAATGTTAGGAATCTCATAACCATGTTTTTTAAATTCATCAGCCATCTGATCATAAAACGTCCAACTATCATTTGTGCACTGATCAATTTCCATATCAGAAATAACAACAAGTGCTTCTGGCATTTCTTCCTGATCTATATGATTATCAATCGCAACTTTCAAAATCTTATCAAATGCTTTTTTCAGATCTGTATTGAATCCCCATTCCGCAGATATTGCGTTGCTATATTTCTCATATAATGTGTTTCCTTTTAGCGATACAAATTCAGGGTCACCGCTAAATGTCATAAAAAGATTATGATATGGACCAATGTTTCTTTCTGCAAAGTATATTGCAAGACCTACAGAAGTTTGCATAGGTCTTCCATTCATAGAACCTGATACATCAGCCATAACTAATACGTTTCGTCCCGGCTCTACATAGTTCGGAAGATTCTTCCACTGTGCTTCTGCAATGGCATGATCGATCTCGTATGGTGAATCAATTTCATTGATCAAATCATATGGATACAGTGTACTTGAATTGATCTTTTGCCTTCCGTTTGACACATCTTCCTTGTACTGTTGGAATCTTTCTGCATCATGACGATAAAAAGCATATTGGTTGTTCAACATACATCTACTAGGAACTGATGGATAAAATATCTCGTTCCATTTGTTCGCAGACATATATGTTTCCGTGATCTTTAAGTATTTTCTAAGATTACGGACAATCCTTTTATAATTTCGAACAGATATACCAAAACCAAGTGCTGTCTTAATTCCAAGCTCCCTTGTTTTCTTAGAGCTTGCATCCGCGGTCTTTAACCATTTAGCCAATAATGATATTGGTTTTCCATTGTTGTAGTCTTTGAAATCTTCAACCATCTGTGATTTCATATGAGTCCACATATCCTGTTCTAAAGGCGTATCGACCAATGCGTACCAATCATCGTAACGCCCATATTCAGGAATCCAGTAAATGTTATTTTTAATACTTTCAGGGTATACGCAAGCCATATGATGAATCAAATCACGGAAAACTTTTCTTTCTCCTAATCCACCTCTTACATCTCTTGCGTAAAATACGATTTTTGTAGCAAGTAACGGATTTTCTTTGTACGCTTCGTCAAACAAGGACAGAACTCTTGATAGTTCTGCATCTCTAAGACTTCCAATTGTTGAATACAAATCAAGACATGCATTGCCTGTAGTATTCAAAGCAACTGCTCCATTCTCTGTCTTTGTGAACTTTGTTTCTCTTTCCACTGCTTGTGCAAAATTCATATTTCCCTCTCTTTCATAATCAGGACTCGTGAAGTATGCTATACGTCATGGCTTGTTTTTTTGTTGCATTGTACTTTTTATTTGCTGTATGAGTCCCTAAGAACATGATGCTTGTGCATTAACCTTCAAAAACATTTTATAATACATTAAAATTTGCTGTTAGCATCACTCAATGGACCGTACAGGATTCGAACCTGTGGCCTTCCGGTTATGAGCCGGATACTCTCACCCGCTGAGTTAACGGTCCTAACTACCGAGATTTTCTCGACAGTTTATTATTTAATCTGCAATACATATGTATCTTACAAATTCTCTAGGAAGTAAAATTACGTTCATTGCTGATTTTTTTATATAAAACATTTCTTCTTCCGCTGAGTACCAAAACATACTACTTGAACAATTTGTAGTATAATCTGTGTCAAAATATTCTTCTCTTCCATCAACGAAATTAACTTTAACTTTTTTCATTTAGCACCACCATATCACAATAATGTTTAACGCATATAAGAGAATCATGGATGAAAAACCTACGATCGTTGCTTTATCATTTGTTTTTGCTGTTTTCATAAACCATCTGATGATCAATGCATATACAACATTGCAGAGTGTAACAATAGCTTTTGTGATCATCTACTCAACTCCTAAAATTAATAACATCAACAAAAACAACCAACCAGTTCCAAATGTTACTGCTGCATACACTGAAACACCAACTACAAACATGTTATATAAATATCTCATCGTTTCACTGCTCCTGACTTATTTTTTAAATACTCAAGTTCAAAGTTGATATACGTTGCTGCTTTCTCTAAGTCCTCAACAAGTTTGTTTGGGTCTTTCTTGCCTGCTCTGCATATATACTTTACTGCATTGCCTAAGTTGAAATTTAAATCCCAGTCTCTAATCACATCTTTTGCTTCATACTTTCCGGGATTGTAATAGTTTTGATGTTCAATCATTCTTGTGTATCCTCTCTGTGTGTTATGAGTTATATATTAATTTCTTTGTATGCCTAAAAAGGCTCTTTTGTTTTTTGGGGAATTTTTGGCACTAACTCCGGCGGCGTGGGCGGTCTCCTGTGAGGGGTACCCCGTCTTTTCTGCCGTTCCCTTTACTTTGTACAACATGCACAAAACAAACAAGCTTTATTGTGTAGTCTGCATATATCTTTACACCACACGATCAATCTATACGTTAAATAATGGTTTAAGTTATAGATCACCAGATATCTATTGTGATACTGCACAACTATATATATTATTATTATTGTCTTATTGTGCATAATGCTTTTATGATATATATATTATGCTTATAGATTTGGTTTTTGTGGTAGTTGTTGATGTTCTGCATACTTCTTTGCGATCTCTGTTCTGCTCTCTTTTGGTAGTCCTGTCTGGTCAACAATGTTAACTGTCTGCTGTTCGCTGTACCCGTAACAGCTCTTTAACAAAAACATTGAACCTACTGAGTTTTGTTCGCTTGTACGATCTGCCAGAGCTAACTCACATTCTTTTTTCCATCTTTTGACAGCGGCGGAATGTCCAGAGCTTGCTCGAACCTCACCAGTACGCCAACTGTTGAACGTGTCGTCATTGATCCCAGTCAGTAAAGAGAACCCCAACAACGAAGGATTATGATTATATTTATAACAAAGCGATGTATATATATCCCAGATCTCATTGATCGTATCTATGTCGCTAGTATCAATGTTAGTTTTTAATTGATACAATGTTTTCTCATTCTTCTTAGCTTTAAATACATGTTTAAATATATGCTTAAGCATCCCCTTAAACGTAGACACTTTATATATATCATCTTCGTTAGCTAAAGATTTAATATAATCCTCTGCGTATATTTCAATCTCATTCTCATAAACTTCTAAATCCTTCATGTTCTCACCACCTTTTACTTTATCACTCTAAAGCATTAAATAATAATCTTAAATATTCATAAGGGCTTATATAATACCCTGTAATTAATATCCTGAACTAAAGATAATTTTATTGCAAGCGTAAATTTAAAGACTAATATACGGCGTTTCCGTCGCTTATACAGCCATATAAAACACTCTTATTGGCCAAAATACGCAGACTAGACACCGCCGGCACCGTTATATTTCGACTTTAGATCGTCAATAAAATTTTATAAAATATTTATAATTTTAAGACTCAAAAAACGTTGTGACGTTTAAAAAGTCGCACAAAAAAAGAAGCTCAATAAAGAACTTCTTTCATATTTTTATTCTTATTTTTCCTGATCTGGTCCCCAAGTGACCCCGAATTTTTCTTTGTGTGCTTCGGCGTATTTATTAAAAAATTCTTGATCTGATGAAAGACTTAACTCATACGCTACATTTTCTCTTAAATCTGCATCCATTAATTTTAGAGCTTCGTCAAAATTTACTTCTTTCCCATACTGGTTTTTTACATTCATCCGCGTACCTCCTTTATTATCGTTTACTTTGTTTTTATACTCTTCTCTTTCTTTTAACAAGGTATCAAGATTTGTTTTCTCGCCCCGATTAATCCGTGCCCTTGCGTTTCTGATCTGCGCTTGTTTGTGCCGGCAGTAATCACTACAAGTGTTACTTGCAACTTTGGATCGGAATTTTTTACCGCAGTATTCGCAAATTTTTTGTTTTTTGCTGTTCTTTTCCAATTTCTTTTTTGTCTGTTCTGTCTCTTTATTATAAGCACTTTTATATTCTTTTTGCAATAATAAGCCTGCTTCGTGCTGACATTTTTCAGAACAATATTTTTGACGTCCTGCAATTACAATATATTCTTTTCCGCACAGCTCGCACTTATCGACACTCCCAAGCTTCCTTTTAGCTGTCTTTCCTTGCCTGAATCTTTTTTGTGCTTCTCTTGTACGTATAACTCTACAATCTGGACAGTAAAACGCTCTAGGTCCACCGTTAAACTCTTTGCCACACATTCTGCACACTCTAATTCTCATTACATTAGATTTTCTTTTTTTTGCGCATTCGTCGCAATACAACTTGTCTGTACTACCATAAAAAGACTTGCCACAATCCAAACAAGCCTTTTTTGTTCTATATTTCATTTTTAAAGCTCCTTTACAACTTCCCACCCGTCAATAGCTGCTGTCGTGTCTAGGTCTTCGATTGGTAGCCTTTTTATTAAAGGCCTTTCAAGGCTTATATCATCGTCTAATACATATCTATATTTTCTCGTATCGACTATTCTTTCCCATTTTACTCTTTCCCAAAATTCTTTTTTCATGACTCACATCTCCTTTTCTCTTTGCTTGTCTCCTTTAACTATCTTTATTATAATCTTTTTAAAGATTAAAGTCAATACTTTTTTAATCTTTTTTAGGATTATTTTTTTAATCTTCTACGTATTTAATTATGTTCCCCGGCTGCATGTCTAACAGCTTGCAAAGCTGTTCAAGCGTTTTGATTCCGATCATCTCGCCTTTTCTTATCTTTTGCATCGCGTTTTGACTAATTGGGCGCTCATCTCTTATTCTGGTAGCATTGTAACCGGCTTCCTTTAATTCTTCTATTACATTTATTTTGTATACTAACATTTATTTTTTTCCTCCTGCTTTTTTCTTTGATTTTACTTCTTTTTTCCGATCTCGTCAACAAAAAAATAATCTTTAAAAAGATATATGACCGAGGAATATAATCCGCGGTCATACGCTAAAATTCTTATCACTTCTACTCATTTACCTATTGCATATGCTGCACCAAGTACAATTTCTAAATATCCAAGGATAAAAGCCCCCGGGATCGCTGTAAAAATGATCCCTGCAATTATAAAACTACTTATAACAATTAATAAATCTATTTTTTTCATCTTGTAAAACCTCCGTCGCTGTTAACTGGAAAATTTTTAAAATCTTTGTTTTGCTCTGCTATGCTTTCTAGTACATAATACAAAGATTTATTGTTATCTTTAATTTCCTTTATTTCCGTTTCCAATATGTCAAGTTCTTCTTTGTGGCTGTCTGCGCCGTCTGCGTAGTCCAATCCGAGTGACATATTAAAAAGCACATTGCATATATCACATATTTTCATTTTTCCGCCCTCCTATGCTAATTTTTCGCTTGGATTGTATCTAAAAATAAATCCGTGTTTAAATTTACTGTAGTACCCGCCAAGATCACGCATTTTTTTATTCTGTTCAATATATTCTTCTTTATTTAGATTTTCATTAATTCTTACTACCCACAATTCGGACATGTCGCGCGTGTCTTCGCCCTTTGTGATCTTGTAAGTAACTTCCGTTACTTCTTCGATCTGTTTTACTTCCTGCTCTTCTTTAGTCTGTCTTTTCTTTGTCTTTGTTGCCGGTGTCGCATTTTTGTTTTTGATTCTCGCAGTTTTTGGAACAAATTTACAATCGTTGTAACTTACTTTTCCGCCGTAAAAATTACAACTAAAATAATCAATCATACTGTCGGAATCGTCGTAGTTATAAGAAGCAATAAAGGCGTTTACATCATCAACAACACTTTTAAAATATTCTGTTTGAACACCGTAAAAGAATTGTTCTTTTTCAAACACCGTTTCTGTGTAGCATTTCAAAAATTCCTCCTGTGTAAAATCGTCGTCTGACATAATATAATTCGCTCTGAATTTATTATATAAGTTTTGAATTGTGTCATTTAAAACAGTAGTTGTTATTGTCTTTCCTTCACTATCAACGTATGAAAACGGTGTATACCAGATTTCTTTTAGTTCTTCGGCTGTCATAAACATTTGTTGTGGAAATTCTAACAATTTGACAATTAAAGATTGACACATGCTGCCGTATGAAGTTCTAACGCTAAATTTACAAGTTGGATATTTCTTTTTTACATATCCGCGTACAATTTTCGCGATCTCTTTTAATGTCAAACTTGAATCATATCTTGAGCCCTCCCAACCAAAAGCAGTATAGAAATTACGTCTTACGCTTCCAGCAGTTTCTTTTTTTACTTCTTCCGGCTCTGCTGCTTCTTTTACTGCCTGATCTCTAAAGATTGGAAAAGCCGAATCAAACTGTACGTTGATCTCTTTCATGATTTCCAAATCGCCGCCGTTGTCCGGGTGGTTCTCTTTCAGTAATTTTTTGTAAGTATCTTTTAATTCTTTTAATGTTTTGCAATTTTTAAAATATTTCATAATAGCACTCCTTTTTATAAATGTTTTTCGTTTATCTTTATCTGAATTATAAACGATTTTTATTTATATGTCAATATTAAAATAAACTTTTTTCGTTTGACTTTCTGTCATTTTTAAATTATAATAGTTTAAAAATAATAGAATCGAGGTGCAAAATGGACTATAGTATAAATTTCTCTTATGAAGATAACAAGCAACTAAAAGAAATCTATAAAGAACTGCTAAAAAAGAACGGTCTTACAATGCTAGAAGCTTCTAAACTTCTAGGACTTTCCACGCCGCAGCAGCTGAATAATAAATTTAATAACAAAAAGATTTCTTTAAGCGATCTAAAAAATTTTTTATCTATTATGGGATATGATTACGAGATAACAATAAAAAAAAGATCTGGGAACATGTAAGCTATCCCAGATCTTTTTTTAATTGTCAGTTACAATTTTTGTAATTCTATAAAACAAGCTATCGAATTTTTCCGTACAACCAAGATCATATGCAAGTTGTCCAAGCGCTTTTGTATACGCCGTTTCAAATTCTATAAATGCATTATCTAATCTATTTATACGATCATTCGTTTTCATAATCTCATTTCTAAAATACTGCTTTTTCTTTTCAATCATTTCTTTGATTTTTTCTGTATCTGTTATTTTTTCGTTCGTTCTGTAATCTTCTAATCGTACCCAGTCGTTAATATATCCAAGATCGCTACTACTGGAAGAAACTTCCAATATGTAGTAGTTTCCGTAACTCGCTTTCCTGTACGTTGTATTTTCAAAGCTTTTTGAAACTAGTTTAAACGGCTGCCCGTTCTTTTTTGTCTTATACTCTACAGCTTCCCAAAGTCGTAAAAGTTCTTGATCTCTTGCAAGATTTCCTGCAAGTTCTTCTTTTATTTTTTCTAGTTTATAATTTTTCATTTTTGTTCCCTCCATATTATGAGTAAAAAGCTTCGAATGCCTCTTTATATTCTTCATGATCGTTCACAAAATTTATTTGTGCCTGTTTTGCTTTGTCTCCATTTTTTGTTTGGTGATAAACTTTTTCGAAAATATGATTTAAAAAATTAATTTTTTCACATTTTTTTAGTCTTGTTTCTCTACTCTTTTTATCCTCTAGCGAAAAGCTACACGCGTAACAGTTTCTTTCTAAGTGCATTTTGTGACGTTTTGCAAAATCATAAACGTATTTATGATTTTTGTAATATTCTTCAGAATTATCAAATCCTATAAAATACACATTTCCACCATACGTGTATTTTTTTGTTTCTACTGCTACCCCTAAGTCATTTTCTAATTTCCTTAATGATTTCTTATTCATTTTTATACCTTCTTTCTATTTATGCGATTCTTGCAGACGCGCAAGTTTTAACTTTTTCACTTCCATATTTTTTCTGTATGTCCTCGAAAGACATTTTCTTTTTATGCCATTTCCCAGATGGTTCCGTGCTAAAATGCCACTTTTTGCGATTCTTGGACCATTTAAAGCCAAGTTTTTTCAACTCTTCTTTGTATGGAAATGTATTACCATCTACCCATACCCAAGAACCTACTACCTCGATATTGACACCATCGAAAGAAACAATGTTATTGATTACATTTCTCAAGGCTTCGTCTGCCTTATAATCAAATGTATTTTTCTTTTCTTCGTCTGGTGTCTGCCCTGCTTTGAACATGTCAAATAGTTTCTTGTATTCTGCTGTGATCTCCTGACATGCTGCAACGTCTCCGCCATTGTCAGGATGATTTTTAACCATTAACTTTTTATATTCTTTTCTTAGTTCCTCAAGATTTTTTGCTGTAAAATATTTCATATCGTTGTACCTCCTAATCATTTGTGTTCTGTACATTTAACTTGATGTTATTATATCATTGTGTAAGTACATAATTCAATATGTAAAACATTACAAAAATACCATTGTGTAAGTATGCTTTTATTGTGCAATTTATATAGTTGTGCAATGGTTAATAAAATGTTATAATAAGAAGAAAAAAAGAAAAGGAGTTGATAAAATGCCACGCCCACCAAGAAAAGACGGTAGAAATGCGCGAACAGTCGCAAATAATAAGTATAATTTAAAGGCGTATGATCGTATTAGCTTATGCATACCAAAAGGAGAAAAGGAACGAATAAAAAATGAAATCGGTTCGCAAAGCCTTAACGGCTTCATCTGGGAAGCAATACAAGAAAAGCTTGAACGAAAAAACAGCATATAATAGAAGAAACTAAAAAAGACGGTGCGAACCGTCTTTTTTTATTGAACTATTGCAAAATTCGTGCTAATATATAATTGTATACTTGCGTTTATTATGCAATTTTTTAACTATGCCGGATCTAGTTTGATTTTGTGCAACATGTCCAATAGTAAAAAATTGGAAGTATACAAAAAAATTCTGGTTTTCTGCCCATTCAAGAGCAGTTTCCAAATTTTTACTCGTATTTAAAATTGAAAAAAATTCCAAAAAAATCTCAAAATTTTTGGATTCTAAATATTTCCAACTGGAAAAATCCACCCAAAATCTGGACCAAAAAGTGGGTGGGAAAAGTTGCCCATGAGACGAAAATTTTTGTTTGTGAAATTTGCACAAAATATTCTACGCCGTTAAAATCGGTGTTAGCTATTTTGCTAATCACAAAACATTTAATGAATCGTCTTTATTTTTTTGCTTTCTTTGGTTCCTGTTCTGAACCAATCCATTCAACCGCTGTCTTCTCTGCTTCTGCTTACTGCGTTCGTTTTTCTTCCTGACACTCGTGTATTGTGTTGATGTTCCCATTATTTTCTACCCAACCTTTCTTCCATTAACTGATTTCTACTTTTTAAATTTATGATCGGAACTTCTGACTTTAGTTCTTTTGGCAGTCTTCCAACGATAATAACCTTGTTAGGCTGTAATCTTCGGCACATCTCATAGAACCCGTTACAAAAATCAATCCTTGATGCCTTGGATTTCATTCTACCGTTTGTGCTGCACGCAACATTGCTGCCTATGGTATATCCATCAAAGCACCAGTCCCAACAATCCTCTGATAGTATGCTGATATTTGGAATCATTTTTACGCCATTTAAAGCAAGATAATATGTTAGTGCATGATTTCTATACTTATTCCAGATTTGCATTGCAAATGGCATTCCTTGTTCGCCAGAAGCTATGCTGTAGTCTAATCCACACACGCTGTGAAAGCATCTTAAGTGTTCTAAGTATCTATCAGGATTAGCATACACTCTTTCAAACGCATTATCATGTATATAAAAATTAACATTCAATTCTCGATGATTCTTGATTGACCGCTTAAAGCTATCTGCAAAATCTATCGTATCAAACGGTTCATAAAATGCAGCCGGTATAACTGGAAACTGATATTTCCCGTCCAGTTCCGCACCTGTGATCATATATTCTTTCATTACATCAAATGCTGTATGTATCATTCTTTCTGCCCTCCTTATTTTTATGGTAGCAAAAAGATAATTTTATTTACAGGAAAAAGGACCAGAGAAAAAATCTCTGATCCTTTACGTCCTTGGAATATATATTGTGGTTGTTTGTACTATTATATTACTATGTTTTCTTAATTTAGTCAATGTTATTCATGTTTTTGTTATATTCATCAAGAAATGCGTTAAAATACTTATCTTCTGCTTCTTTTCTTGCCTTTGCAGCATCCTCTTTTTTATCATACATTCCAAGATGATACATCTTCTTTTTAAACATTATATATGCTTGCCATTTCTTATTATCAACAGACTTATTTGTATTGATTATCTGAGAAAAATAGTCAATTTCTTTGTATTCTTGATTTTTCGAAAACTCTTCTGCTGTCATTATTTTATACTGCATACCTACATCCAGTAAAACATAAACTGCGTTTTTAATTGCCACATGATTTTCAACAGCTATTCTTTCAAGATTTTCTTTGCCTAATCTTCCAATAATTTCATTTATCATATTCATTCCTCCGTACTTATTTATCATTGATATGAAAAAGGCACGACCTAGCCAAATGATCGTGCCCAAACTTCTAAAGTTACTGTTTATTTTTCACTTCGGAATAAATTAAAGATATATTAATTATAATTCATCAATCAATCCTTGTCAATTTTCTTCTCGAAATCAGAACAAAAATCTTCTGAATTAACACGCTGACCACCACATCGTGCTTTCCATTTCTGACAAGTTCCATCTTTTGCATTTTTATTTTTAGAAAAACATTTGCAATTTGCACACTTCAAATTATCCATATTTTCTTTTATCATTTGTAAGCACTCCTCGAATCCTGCATTCTTCCCATTTAAATATATGTTACTACCAACATATTTATCATTTTCAGGAATCATTGCTACAAAATCTTCTCTTTTCATTACTTCCTACCTCTTTTCGCTCTTAAAAGATTTTTTTTTACATTTTTTGCTTTTTCTTCTGAATAATAACTCATATTCATTTCTTTTTCTTTCTTCTTCTCTTTCTTATATTTATCCAAGAAGCTTTTATATCCGGCACAACTTGAGTGACACTCTGAATGTCTGCCTGTCTCCGGCGTGCATCCTAAACACGGACAATCACTTGCTCTCATATTGTTTTCTCCCTTCTAATTTTTCACATGCTGCTACTAAAGAATTGACTTCTTGGCACTTTTCAAGATACATCTTATCCATATCTTTTATTGCCTGCGGTATTAGTCCTATATCTTTGTACTCTATAAGCTCTTTTAATGCTTTCACTATAATGCTGTCCAATGGTGTTACAATATTAGCTTCATAAGCTTCTAGTGCGTTTCTGACATCATCAATATCTAATCGTGTTTCTTTTTCTTGCTGATACATCACATTTGCTCCTTTCCGTATAGTTTGTCGTATTTCTCGCAAATATTATCATATTCAATTTGCATAAGTTCAATTTCTTTGCGCTTTTTTTCATCTCATTAATCTGATCTGGTGTCAATTCCGTTTCTCTGTACTCTAAACATTCTTTCAGACAGTTATAGATCACAACTCCGTGTTGGTTTAATGTTTTCTCAGTTTTGCAAGCATCCATGACATGCTTAATTGTCTCAGTATCAACTTTTACTTCAAACATTTTCGTTTTTCTCCTCTCTAGTTCTAATTTCATTGATTCTCTTGCGTACTTTATTTCATCAGGCGTTAATCCTGTTTCTTCATATTCAAGAAGTTCTTCCAATGCAAACCTTATTGGCAGTTGGTTGTAAAGTATGTTCTATATCTGACATCCTAATTCCTCCATATGATGAAATAACTTATCATATCTTGCCTGAATATCATTGTATTCATCTTTATAATAATCAAGCTCATCTTTCATCTCATCAACTTGATCAGGTGCTAGACCAGTAGCTCTATACGACATAAGTTGTAACAACGCCGCTATTATAACTGCATCTGTCGCTGTGCTTGCAAGCGCTTTACATGATTCTAATGCATTATTAATAAGTTCATCGTTAAGTTTTATATTAGATGGATCTATAACACTTTTAAATATATCAAATCGTCCACAGTTTAAAGCTTCCGCAATCTCATCTATCTTTGTTAATGTCAATCTTCTTGCATTTTTTTCGTAGAGTGAAATTGCTTGTGCCGATACACCAAGACGTTTTCCTAACTCTCTTTGCGATAATCCTCTTCTAATTCTAATTTCCTTTATGTTTTTTCCTATATCAATCATTTTATTTCTGCTCCTTCTATGTATTGCATACAAATATATTTCACAGAATAACAAACGTATTAAAATTTTATTTCAATTCCTGTTTCTTCCTTGATCGTTTGCTGTAGGTCCTGAACACTTATATAACCTTTTTCGTAACTTTCTTTTAGATCGTTGATTTCATCAATCCAACGTTCTATCCTTGCACTACCAAAGTCAAATTTAGTCCTTAATGCCATGATTCCTAGCAAAAGAAAAGCTGTGTAACTGCTATGTATTAGTTTGTCTGCATCCCTGCGATTCTTAACCCTGCGTTGTTGTGCAGGTACTTGTCTGTTGTTAAAGTATTTACTATTCATGATAACGTTCCTCTTTCATTCTTAGATAACCTGTTGCCTTAGGATGTTTCGGTGCTTTATCTAAAATTTCTTTGATAATATCCTCTATTTCTTTTTTAGATTCAATCTTATTAATATCTTCTGGTTGTTCCCAAACTCTTACGGTGTTTACAAGTGCTAAAGATTGGCTGTCATTTTCCTTTATTTCTTTTTTGTTATTCATTTATAACACTCCTTTATAACTTGATAACCCTTTGCCCTCTGCCATACTGATTAAGTATCTTATCCAACATCGCTACCGCTTTTGTTTTTGTTAAACATCGTTCAATAGGATATTGATGATTTAATGTTTCCGCTATCACTTCATAAAATCCACCGCTTCCGCCTGTGTTTCTTACATATATTCTAACAAGCTGTTGTGTATTTATAACTGTTATATTATCAATTTTTATTAACACTTAAGTCCTCACTTTCTCCCCATTCTAATTTATTTCCGCATTTACAAGTTTCTTGCCACGGCGCAACTTCTCCTGAACACCGTGGACAATAAAAGTGCATTTCTGGTTTTTCTTTAAGACTGTACCACCGATACATGACCGGTGTATGATACAGCAGATTTGTCATGTCCATATATTGTTTTATTGGAACTTCTATATCGTTTATGTGCTTTGCTGTATACATTACCGCACATAGAATGAATCCAATTAAAAGTCCAATAATAAACGCTGCTGCTTTAAACATAAGATCACCCCTTTTCTTCTACATATTTTTTCATCACTTCAATAGGAATAACTTTTCTTCCATTAGGAATAACTTTTCTTCTATTCCAAAAAGTTTGATGCCATGGTCCGCCTTTTTTCTGCGCTCTTTCTGCCAATTGCCAACATTCCAGAAACGTACATGCATTCACAACCTGATGAATTAATATACGAACTTCAATATCATCTATGCAAGACTCAATATCTGGACAATATATAGGAAATCTGGTAAATACATTGAATCTATCGTATACATCTTGAACACACGGTCCGAATCTCAATGCAAGAATATCATCAGAGAAAATCGGCTCGTGATATTTCTTCAGAAAATTAAGTTGGATGTAATACAGAATATTTTGCAGCATCAAATTAGTGATTTCGCATTTGTATTTGTTGTTAAACTCCAACACACACGAAGCAACTTCCATACCGCTATACAGATACATTCTACACATCCTCAGGACTTCTGTTGTTAGCTCTCTCTGTGTCAAATCCATCAGGGTATCTTTTCTTTAGCTTGTCAATGTTCATCTGCATGATCTCATCCAGACTCCATCCGAACGATTCACAAGTCATAGCAATATACCACATCACATCTCCTAGCTCTTTCTGTGCATGTGTAATATCAAATGACTTGTTATGAAAAATCCATTTCTTGACCATGTCTGTTAATTCTCCAACTTCTCCTGACAAACCAAACAGACCATTAATTGCACCACCAACATCTATTTCTTCTACGTGTTTGCCAATTCTTGTACCAGAGTTATAATCTTCAATTCTTTCAATTAATCCGCAAAGTCTATCCGTGCATTTACCGTCATTCGTTCTCATTGCTAATTTCTGATATTCATTACCTGTCATTTTTGTTCTCCTATCCTGTTCTTCGCCTACAACTTCAAAATACATTTCAAGCCATTCCTGTACCGTGCTTAAATAAAATGATCCATACCCTACACATTCGTAATCTTTGCCAACTTCTTTATACAAAATTTCAAAATATCTTTGATTATGTATAGTTCTTTCGTTAATTTTTGCATAAAGAACTTTTATTTTACTTACTTTGTAATTCGTTACGCTTGATTTATCGTTCATTTTCCACCTCGATTTTTTCATAAATTGTAGCGCAAATCTTTTTCTTACCACCTTCACAGTCGATCACTTCATAATCAACGTCGTATCCATCTTTTGAAAGATGTTCGATGATATTAAAATCACTGCCCGTGTCTGTATGTAAGAAGTTTGTTCCTACTTTTTTTCTGATCATCTTCTTATTTCCTTTCTTTTCTTCTCTAGTTACCATTCTTTTCTACCATTTTTGCAACAACAAATCCTGTTCGTGCTGCGTTTCTTAGGTTGTCTTTGATCAATGCTTTGTTTGGCACTCTATTTTTACAATACCAAGACCACCATTTGTCGTGATCTTCTGAAACTTTTTGCTCTCGTTCTTTATAATGTTCCAGATATTCAGCTTCTTCTTTAGCTATCTGTAAGCATGCGATCATATAATTAATCTTTTCTACTGTTGTCATGTGTTGATTTCCCCCTAATCTTTCTGGAATATATAAACGTTTCACCTGTTTCCGTTTGAATTTCAAGATATTTTGGTACTGATTCACACGGCCAATACCTCTTTTTTATAATCTTTAATTTCTTCGGGTGTCCATTTTCACACTTTAATGCTCCTTCTTTATCTTCGTATTTTAGTCCGCACTCTTCACATACATAGAATATTTTCTTTTTCACTAAATACACCTCCTACTTAATAGCATACGGTTCTGAATCTACAACATTTGCAAACGTCGGTTCCATACCGTTTTCTTCAATGTATTTAACAACCAGATCGTTTATAGCATTTTCGCACTTTTCATAAGCTTCTTTGTTATCTATATCTTCTATGTACCAATCTTCGGCAACTTCTCCTACATCATCACATACAGCATTGTGTAAATCTTCCAGTATGCTTGTTAGGCATACTCGTCTTATATCCACTTCTTCTACTCTTCCAATCCAGATAACTGTATCTACTTCACATCCCATATTTTTCGCTTCTTTAATGCATTCCTCTATTGTTTCAAAAGCCTCGCTGTAATTATTGCTGTATTTTTCTTTCGCCCATGAGTAGAATTTTTTAGCCATATAAACCTCCTTCCTTTTACTTTCCGTAAATGGTTCCTTCATACATATCAAAATCTACACATAATTCACATTCGAGTGCAGAATATTTATGTCTGCAATTTCTACACTCCTCGTACAAATTTTCTTCCTCCCATTTTTCAGTGTAATAGCTTCTGTTTTTTTTACGTTGATTATAAATAGTTAGTGATCTTAATTTTTCGCAGTTGCCGAAATTTTTCTTTAACATCCCCCAAATTTTCTTGTCGTTCCTTTTCTTAAGTCTTGCTATTATTAGCTTGTCCCTCTTCTTTTTCGCCTGACGTTTGTTCATAATCTCACCATGGTATCCTTCCACCAGAATTTAAGTAGTTTCCAATAAGATCAAGCATATTGTTTAGACAGTCTTGACATACTGTTGTGCTTAACTGAACTATACGGCTTTTATCGTCGTTATTTTCAAAAACGATTTTACGCATATATTTATCTTCTGTAGAATCCTTTCCGCATTTTACACATTTCCATTTATCGACTCCCTTAAATTCTAAAAGTTTAGCTGTTTTCATTTATTTGAATCTCCTTTATTCAACCATAGACTGACTAGCTATTCTTTCAGCTCCTCTTCTTCATAAATAACAACGTCATACATAGCATTTTCTCTTTTAATCATTACTTTATATCCTTTATCTGTAATATTTTTCACAAATTCTTTTATCGGGATTACTTCTTCCATCCTGTTAGGATAAATAATTCTTGTTACTTCTTTCAAAACTTTTACCTGCTCCATTTTCTTTTCCTCCAATTCACACTCATTTTGTGATTCTACATCTGTGTTTTTTTCTTTAATGTAACTCACATAATCTTCCATTTCTTCGTCAATCATATCAGGAAAATCCTTTTTACTTTCACATGCATGACGAAGTTTACATGAAACACATATATTTTTGTTGCAGTAATCTTCTAACACACCTATCATCTGTTTTCTTGTCATTTTTTATCACCTAACGCCTTTCTATAGCTTTCCTCTACTTCTTCGCTCGTAGTTGTTCCATATTTAATTTTTCTCATTATGCACGGTTCTTGCCCTTTAAAAATGCAAATAGGGCAGATTCTTTTACGACAATAGTTTTCTAATTCTTTTTCCTGCATTTCTCTTTTTAGTTTGTTTGTATTTACATTCAATCTCATTGTTGCAATAATAGAACCTGTTTTTGTATCAGTCACGCTCATCATTGCTTCTTCGCAAGATTGATAAGAAACTTTCGTATCCAATACTCCAACATCTAATTTATTTGCCGTGATCATCTTTTCTATGTTCTCTAAAAAGTCGTGTGCCACCTGCTCTGCTATTGTCATTCCTTTACCTCCACTTTGATTCCATACAAAAATTCATAATATTCTTGTAACCCCTCGTTACTTAACCATTCAAACGGCATCCTTTTTACACATTTTTTATAACATTTGCGTTCTTTGCATGGTGTGGCAACAGGGGCGCAGTAAGCAAGTATAGCTTTTTCCACTTCACTTCTTGTCATTTTTTTAGGTTCATATCGTTCCATAGTAATCTTCACATCAACTTCTCCAACGATACGTCCTGCTATTTTATCTCTTATAAATGCCTTTTCTCCTTTGAAACTTACGTCTAATTGTTCAATAGGAATGTTTGACTCTTTAATACGTTCATATAAGTTGTATTGAAATCTCTGAGTTATTATTTCATTAATTGTCATAAGTATTCTCCTATCGCGTTACTAGCCATCCAATCCCCGTAGTGATCCGCTGCAATTTTCTTTAGTTTAGTCAATGCCATAATGAAGGTGTCTATTTCACATGTATCATCAAAAATTATACGAGCCATGTTTTGCGGATTCATTGTTTGTTCCTCTCCGCTTCTTCTAAAACTTAAAACTACGCCACCCATTTTCATATCAAATCTAAGATGATCTACATCTTTGTCTGAACGATGTGAATATATTTTCATTGTTTTTCCTCCTTTACTTCATCATGCTTCTGTATGGCTCAAAGAAATCTTCTTTTCTTAACTCCAATTTCACATTTAAGACAAATGAATTTACTTTGTATTTTCATATCTGAATTTATTTGTATATACTCTCTTCCAACGTCTTCATTGAATAACAAACTATTACAATTTTTACATCTTGCTACTGGCATTTTTCTTTTACCCAACATCCTTGATATTAAGTTCTGCTGTCGCCGGTATAAATCTCATGTATCCTGCATCTCTTATAATCTCGTTTTCTGTTAAATCAACAATCTGTTTCTTTTCTTTTTCTGATTTAACCACAAGGTAATAATGTTCATCTCTCACACCCATACACACCTCTCCAATTTTGAAGTGACTTAATGTGTATGTTTTAATACTTGGTTGTTTTGCATTAATCTTCATCTTCTTCCTCACTTTCAAATTCTTCAATCTCTCGCCATGCAACTACTTCTGCAAGTCCCTCTTCCGCTGCTGTTGTAAACTCTGTATCTACATAGCCTAAAGATACAGGATCAAAAATGTCATGATAAAATCCAAAACCAAGCACATCGTCATACTGCATTGCTGCTCTTGGAAGCTCTTCTTCATTGTCCTTTTGCACTACCTCAAACCATGTATTGCTTGGATAATTCGCATCTGGCAGGTCATTCGGATTATCTCTTAAGTCGTGCCATCTATATTTTTGTTGCTTATTGAACAACCATGACACTACATTTAACACCTGCTTTTTTGTGATACTGTTTATTGTCGCTGCATCTAACACCTGCTGTATTGCTTCATATTTTTCATCTTCCGTAAACTCCTTTGAATCAATTTGCATAAATACTGCGAACGCTTTTGTAAAATTCATTCCTCTCCCTCACTTTCTACCCCAAATATGTACTTGAGTATTCTTTCTTTTCCTACTGCTTCGATTGCATCAGCCAAAACATCTCTTGATGTAAACATAACTGTACCCTGTATTTTTGCTGTAGCCAATGTATCGCAAAGAAGTCTTTTCTCATCTTCTTCATATCGAATTAAATACCGACGATTGGTAGATGCTGTACCATTGTGTTCCTCTGCGTATCTCTGCAACTCAACTTCTACTTTCTTTTTTTCTCTGGCAAACCACGCTGACTCTTTTGTGAAAAAGACGTTTCCCAATTCCCATCTTCCATTATCCAAAGAATCATTCGTCCACCTGCTTTGTATAATAGCTCCATCATCATTAATATAAAAATATTCTTCTGATTGTCGTGGTTTCCTTACCTTTACACCCTGTTCCTTATCTGTTTCTTTCCCATTCATCTTCCTAACGAGTCTGTAAAACTCTTTTTCTTCTGCTTCTGTTAGATTTTTAATTCCCATTTTCTCCACTTCCTTTTCCTGTACTTCTAATCAATATCTGCGATACTCTCTACAAAACAGTTGTAGTAGATGTATCTCTTGCCCTTATAGTCAAACTTGATGAATCCATCACTATCTTGAATGTCAATCTTCCCCTTGTAGCTTGCAATCTTCTGTCCGTCTGCTGTATATACTACAATTGTCCTTTCTAATCCGTTGTTCATGTCAGATTTAAGGTCTACCCATCCACGGCTAAAGGATGCACAGCCTGTCATTCCTGTCAAAACCAATGTGCTTAATGTGATCGCTAATAATTTCTTTTTCATAGTTAGTTCTCCTCATATGCCAAATATCTTTTTAATGCTGCTTCAAGGTCATTATCTTTTATGTACCATCCATCAATTAATATTTTATTAGTTAACTTGCTGTATCTTAAAACCATTCTGTTTTCAAAATGTTCTAATTTAACTCCAAACAGAATGTAGCTGCTTGGACGCGCAATTTCAACAATCCTCAAAACATTGTTTACTGTAATGTTGTTGAGACACTCTGCGATATTTTTCAAAAGCTTTTTTTTACTATCAGCTTCTCTCCAAGTCGGCTTAAAATAACATTTGATTGTTTTTTCGTACGCTCCAACATCTGTTAGTTCAAAACGATCATCTAGTTCTTCTATTTTTTCTGAATTTACGACTTGTTTTGTGATCATGTTATAAATTTTCATTTTTGCTCCTTTATAAATATTTTTCAATTGCAACTCTCAAAGAATGATCCCTGTCGTTTATACGCCATCCGTCAATTGTTACTCTTGTGTGTTCTTTGTCATATCTTAAAAGACTTTTCTTACTAAATTCTTTCAACAACACTCCCATAACCAATGTGTCGGCATTGTTTACTATTTCAACAACTTCTACGACTGTATTGGTTGTAACTTTGTTAACGCAATTTGCAATTTCTTCCAGACACTTTTGTTTATCAACTTTTATCCAATGTTCTTTTGGATAGCATCTCATTCTCCATTCATCTTCTAAATACTCTGTATCTTCAAAGTAAGTATCTAATTCTACTAGATTTTCTGATCTTACAAATTCATGTGTATTTCTATTACGAATCTTCATTTGCAGGTATTCTCCTTAACAATTTTGTTTTGATAATTCCATATGTTTTATAATCGCCTGAAAATAAGAATGATCAATACGTCCATATTCACATATAGACTTAGCGGTAATTAATTGTGCGCAAAGTTTATGATACATTTCCTTTCCTCCATATATTTTTTCTTTGCTTTCTAATGCCGCTGCAATCATGAATAATTCTTTTTCTGTTAATGTAATCGTTGCTTCTCCGTGAACTTCTGATATATTCTGTATCTCCATTTCTTTTCCTCCTACATTTTTATTTGCTATCCAACTGTTCTTTCGCTAACTTGAAAACTAACATGTACAGTTCAAGTATTCCTGTTGATGTTTTCCCAAAGTCATTTATAACTTCAAAAACACTTTCATCAATATCTGTAAACGCTTCGTGCCCATAACTTCCAATTCCTGTTTCTTCCGAAAAGTCATAGAGTACATCTGATAAAAAATCATCTATTATTTCTTCTTTTGACTTAAATTGTGGATAATCGTCATCAATTTCAAAATAAAGATCATTTTCTTCTATATATTGTGCAATATCTTTTTCTGCTTGTTCTTGATCGTATAAGAAAATATATCTGTCAAGGCAGTCTATCTTTTCTTTGAAATATCCAACGTTATCTACAAAATCTTTAAATCCATTCCAACACATATTGCAATAATTTGTTGCAGTAAGCTGACCTAAATCGCCTGAAATATGCAGTCTGTAATAATCTTCTTCAAAAAGAAATCGGATTCTATACTCTGTACTGTTTGGTTTCTTGAAGTCTAATATTTTTATGTTTCCGTAATCAGTAAATGTAGCTTTATGATCTTTGAATTTTTGCTTCATTTTCTCTAAATCCATGAAAAATCACATCCTTTTATTCATCCTCTATAATTCTTGCCGGTGTGCTGCTCTTTTCAAAGCCTTCACAGCTATAATCATCAATAACTACTTTTCCAAAATCACAGAGTAAATCTTCTTTCTCGTATTCCTCTAACTTCTTTTTTGCTTCTTCTAAGTTGTCTGCTTCAACAATTCCTTCAATATGTCCATATCTTAAATGCCCAACGACATAATCTAATTCTTTCTTAAATTTAAATTTCATTTAATAGTCTCCTTTCTGCCCGACATAAAGCCGGGCGTTAAATAATCGGAAATTAATTTGTTTCTTATGCGTTGCTCAGGATGCATGATTAAAAAAATATGTTTACTGCTACTTTGTCGTGGTATATAATCCCGATGCAACAAGCCTTTTCTGGCTTGACTCCCTACCCAAATGTGAATGAAAAATAGTATGCAAATTCAAAAACATATGGATTAATTGTTGCTTTGGGTAGAGAATCAAACCAGAAAAGTATTCATTTAGTTACTACTTCTTAATCTTTTCTAATTCTTCTTTGAAATGCATTTCCATAAGGTCTGCAATTGCCAAATACTCCTTTGCGTACTTAGTATCCTTATGTGTTTCTTTTACCTTTGCTCGAAATTGTTCTAATGTACCGCTAAAGCACCCACAGTTTACACAAATATTTCTATCTCTAGTAATAAAAAATGTTGTGTTTCTATATTGGCTTCCAAAACCTTTTACTGTTGCGTGCATCTGATTTCCAGACACTTCCGCATTTCCAGACACTTCTTCATCTCCATGCACCAATGCATTTCCATACACCTTTGCATTTCCATACAACCATGCTTTTTCATACACCTTTGCACCTCCATACACCTTTGCACCTTCATGCACCAATGCATTTCCATATACATTTGCATTTCCATATACATTTGCATTTCCAGATACTCTTGCATCTCCATGCACCCATGCATTTCCATACACCCTTGCATTTCCATACACCCTTGCATTTCCATACACCTTTGCATTTCCAGATACTCTTGCATCTCCATGCACCCATGCATTTCCATACACCCTTGCATTTCCATACACCCTTGCATTTCCATACACCTTTGCATTTCCAAAAATCCATGCACTTCCAGTATGATCCAGATTTTCTTCTTTCTCTACAAATCCACCTAACTCTCCTTTTTTTACGCATCCAAACGTTACAAGAGCTTTAATCCTAAATAACTTAATTCCAAGCAGATAGATAGATTCTGTTGTTAATTCAAATTTTTTCATTTCTTTGATCTCCTTTTCTTCTACTTCGTTTTGTTTTCTCTGACAATAATCCGAGATATAGCCACCGCTTGGTCAAAACTCATTCTTGATTTTATAAGTTCGCTTCGAATTTCATTTTTGTCTATATCAAAAAAAATAAGATTTCCATTGTCATTTTTAACAACGACTAGATCAGGACACACACCTTCTATTCTCCAAGAATATCCTTTAGCTAATTCAAGCTTCTCAACTTCTTCGTACGTCAAAATAGCACCCATCTATCGCTCCTTTTCTTCAATCGTTCCTAGATTATCTGACTGTAACTTTTTCAAAACCTCTGGAATATTCATCTTTTCAATAGTGTCTTTTGCAAGATTC